TGCACAGTGCCTGCGACGTCGAAAGCGATCTCCTTGCCTTCGTCATTCACATACACCGGCTTGCCGTCTTGCACTACAGCGAATCCGTCATCGTTCAGTTTGAGTTTCATAGGTCATCCAACCCGAGCTGTTAGGCCATCCGGCCGTGATTTGCACCGACCCTCATCCGAGGAACCGGCAATAAAAAAGCCGCACAGGGTTAGCTGTGCGGCCGGTGTGTTGCGTATTTCGTAAATCTGTGATCGCGCTATTTGCTATTCGCGAATCACGAATGCCTGACTACTGCCTGCGATCAAATGTCAAGCGTCAGTCAGTGATACCGACCGCGCCGAGTTCGGCCTTCTTCACGTTGGCCTTGATGCGAACCTTCTCGTCATCCCACGTCGTTTCTGGGCTGATGTAGCCGCGGCGTTTCGCTTCGTTGAACAGCGACTCGTCTGAGAATGTGCCATCGACGTTCATGTCGCGCAGCAGATCAATCGATGCCTCGGCCAGCGTTGCGACGCCGAAGTCCTTGAAGATCTGGACGTTGCCGCCCTTCGCTTCCTTGATCCATTTCGCTGTCAGGTCTAGCGCGGCGTCGATACCATCCTCGACGTCCTCAATCAGGCGTTGCAGCGCGCACATGCCGGCTTCGTTTTCGGCGACGGTCTGCGCGACGGTCGTCTTACCCGGCTTGATGACGAGCAGTTCGGCGCCAACCTGGCGCATGCGGTCCTCAAGGTCGAGTAGCGAGAGCCGCCCTGCTTCGATTGCCGCGCCGGTGTGCTCGACGTACTTCAGATCTGCCTTATCGGAATCGACCGTGACCATAGAGCCAGCGCCGACGATCACCGGTTGGCCGTCCAGCCCCTTGCCGAACAGAATAGGTACGCGCGCGACGTGCAGAATCGTCTGCTGGTCGCTCTTGCTCTGCCAGTGCTCGACGTTCATGTGCGCCAGCTCAAGCAGCGGCGGGACCGCGGTCATGAATCCTGTGCGCCGGCCGTAGATCGGCACGAACGGGATCACGTCGAGCGTCGTAACGCCTTCTTCGTGCAAGATCCATTCGGGCTTGTTGGTCGTCGGATCAGGCTTCTCCGACTCACGATAGGTTGCCCACTTGCCGGGATATAGCACGCGCACCTGTTCGACTTCCTTCTCGCCGAACTCGCCGTCGTCCTCGATGACTTGTTCGAGCAGCCGCAACTGCGTAAACACTTCCGCGCCGTTGATGCGCTTCGAGCGCCAGCCGAGAATATTGCCAGCGTGGATATGCACCCAATACGGCCGGATGCCCGCGGCGTTTTCCTCTGCCTTCGTGCGAACGCCGGTCGCTTTCGGGTAGTCCACCAGAATGCCGGTGATACCGTGCGACAGCGCTTCCTCTGACAGGCTCGCAGCGAACGCGTGCAGATTGCGCCCCTGCAGGTCGATGTCTGTGTCGCACCAATCCTTGATGCGCGCGGGCACATCATCGGTCAGCGTGACGGGCTTGCTGAACGGCTTGCCGGCCAGCACCTCGACCGTGCGAGGGAATGCAGGGAACAGCGTGGCCGTATCCTTGCGCGCCTTGTATGCGTCGTCAGATTCGCCGGGCCACTGCGGTAAATAGGTCTTGCCAGCCTTGCGCATGGCAGGCGTGCCGCCGAGCAGTGCGTCGATAATCGGCCAGTTCTCGGCCATCGCTTCCACTGCGGCGGACTGGTCGCGCACTGTTGTCGTCATGTGTCTAGAGTGTTTTCGCGCACCAATAGCGCGATGATTTTTCGGGCCCGGTCTTTTTCTGCGATCACGATTCTGTCTCGCTGATTGAATGCCGATAGCCGGTGCAACCATTGCCTCCATACTTCGACTGGAGCAAGCTGCGATGGACTTTCTAAGAAATGCAGTGGCCCACGCATTTACGCAGCCGTCAGCAGGTCAGGCCGAGATGCCTCGGCGATGCGCTTTGTCGCAATGGCGAAATAGCTCGGGTCGCGCTCGATGCCGATGAATCGGCGCCCGGTGCGCGCACATGCGACGCCGGTTGTGCCGGAACCCATGCAGTTGTCGAGCACCGTTTCACCATCGTTCGTGTAGGTGCGAATGAGGTATTCCATAAGCGCGACCGGCTTTTGCGTGGGGTGGACGGTTTTGCCTTCGGACGCGATGCCGATGATCGACCGCGGGTAATTCTCAAACTCCTGCAGCGAATCCTTGTCCGACTTGCCGTAGTTGCCGCCGTTGTCTCCACCCTTGCGGATCATCGGGACCGCCTTTCGAACAAGCCCTTGCGGGTTGTATGTCGGCTGCTTGTCGTAGAACACGAGCACGTTTTCGTGCGTCTTCATCGGCTGCAGCTTGGCGTTCAAATGCCCGGTTGCTCGCGTCTTGTGCCAAATCCACTCGTAGCGGAGCATCCCCAGATTTGACGCGCCGAGCACCTTGTCGAAAGGCGGCTGCGCCGTCAGCACGATCGCGCCGCTGCAAATTCGCTTGTAGTGCGCCCATAACGGCTCAAATGGGATAACCGAATCCCACTTGTTCTGCGTCGTGCCGTAGGGCAAATCGCACAGGATCAGATCGACCGACTTATCAGCGATCGTCTGCATTACTTCCAGGCAATCGCCAATTCGTAAGTCGATCTTTTCGCGCATGTGCAAATAGCCCGCACGCGGCGGGCTTCGGTAGTGTGTGTTCGGTTACATGTGGAGCGGGCGGACGGTCGTTTCAACCTTCCTCGCAAGCACGCGGTATCGCGTCGCGTCCCAATCGTGGTCTTCGGCGCTCGTGTCTACATCGTCCGGCTTCTTCGGGTCTCGAGGAAGGATCGGAATACGGCTAATCCAGCCGCGGCAATTCTCGAAAACATAGAACGCCGGATCTTCCGGCAGACCTGATTCGCTATCCTTGCCGCGCAGTGCCGCCTCGAGCATGTCGCAGAACAGCGACGCGCCATTGATGCGGCTGCCGGGTCGCTTGTCCGACTCTTTCCACGACACCCCCTGCTTTTTCATCTTCTCTGCGATCGATAGCTCGTTGTCGCCAGTGTTAAAGATCGACGAGTCAGCCGGACCCGGATTCACTCTTAAGCAGATCGACGGAATGACGTTGATCTGCCCACTCTCGAGACTCTGCGGAATATCGAGCTCCTTGCCGGCGATATGCGCGTCGATCCACTTGACGCCCTTCGCGACGTCGGTGGACGACATATTTAGCCCGGTATTCAGCTCGCCGGGCGGGCAGCCATACCATTCTCCGATCAGGAACACGGTTCCAGCCGGGAACTTCAGGTACTTACCGTTCGCGCTCACAGGCGAGCCATCCGATTCGGCCCACCAGAGGTTAGAGAACGGCTTGGACTCGCCCCAGTCGTGCGTGCGGTCGACGCGCCACGAATCAGGTATGCGGAACGGCTTGACCACATGCACCGCCTCTCGCCAAAGATGGTCGAATCGGCCGCCGCTTGTCACGTCCCATGAACCCTCAACCCATGCCTTGCGCTTGTTCGGATCGCGGATATTCATCAGCGTCGCGACGTAGATCGGATCGAGATACGGATTTTCTTTGTAGCTGCCGTGAATTGCGACCCGAGTCAGCGTAATGTCTTCGTCTTGCTTCGTCTGCGGGTTGAACACGGTCTGCGTCGTGCGCAGTACGCGGCCTCGAGGAACCGGCTCAATGAATCGTTTCTTGACCCATGCATGACCGACGCCGAACGGGTTGCTCGTGCTGAACATCTCGAGCGGAATGTTCGGCAGCAGCGAGCCATCCGGCAGCGGGTAATCTTGCGGCCTGAACGACGAGCGCAAGCACGACATAATCGCCTCATAAAAGGCGCTGCTTTGCTGCTTCGTCAGCTCATTGAAGCCGATGAACGGGAATTCCTGACCGTGATAGTCCCAATACTTGTCTTCGTCCTTGGCGAAACGGAACAGTAGTTCTTCGCCAGTCGGCCAAACCCACTTGAGTTCGGATGCGGACGACAGGAACCGAGCGCCATCGTTAAACAGGCGAAACATGCGCTTGCTCTGCGTGATAATGTCAGCAAGATTCTTGTATTCGATGTCGAAAATGATGCCGCGCCAGAACGACCCATATCCGCGCCCAACCAGACGCCGAAACCGCGCGAGCTGCGCGGCAGTCTTTCCCGGGCCTCGAGTGCCCTCATACAGGATCTCATTGCAGGGGCACGATAGCGCGAGTGATTGCGAGCCGGCCAGCGGCTTCCATACTGCGTTGTATGCCATCAGTGCCCCAGCGACTTACTCTGCTGCGCGGCGGCTACCTGCTCCCAGCTATCAACGCTGTCCGCAGTCGGCACCGGCATGATGTTGTTCGTGACCTCGCCATTCGTCAGCGCAGCTTCCTTCTGCTTGCGCTGAACCTCGAGACGTTTGATCTGCGTCTCGATCGCGTGCATTTCTTCGGCCCGCTTGTCTGCGCGCTGCTTCAGTTCGATGTCGGTCTGTTGCTGCATGAGACTCGAGCGACGCGCCTCGAGTGATTCGACTCGAGCGGTAAGCTTGTCGATCATGCCGACGTAATCCCGCACCTTAAATTTGCTTTCGCTCTTGGCGGTAACGTTCTCGGCGCCATCCCGCTCAATCTGTTCCTCGAGTTCTGGCGTGTCAGCCTTCTCATGCTCGCGCTGCAATGCACGCATCAAGCGAATTCGGGTAAGGCGCAATTCTTCGTCGACGCTGCCTAGCTCAAGCGACGCCGCAATGACGTTCTCGTCGTCGGTCAGGAATTTGCTATAGACAGAGCCAGGCTTAGCGGCTCGGCTATTGCCAATTGGCCTAGATGGATTCTTAGGGCCAGTACTGGCGCCGCCGTGCAGCTTGCAGCGCGTCTTACCATCCATCGGGGCGCGCTTGCATGGCGAGCCAGCCGATGTGAGCGCCCCACATGCTTTCGCCATGTGCGGCCTCGTTCATGGGGTTCTGTTTTCGCCAAATGAGCAGTTTCGACTTTTACCAGAGCGGCGCATCGCCACTTTTCGCTCAATCAGCGCGTTGAATGTATGGGTTGACCACGCCTAGCGCCGCAGAAACTGACCGAGGTCAGGGAGGAACGGCTTACGCTCTATCGTGGCCTGCCGGGGTTATTCGTGATGCGTCGCGCCACTCCACGGCCAGGCGCGTGACTGCAAGCAGTCTTTGTTCAGTAAATGATCGTGCCGGGCGGGATGTCGACGGGTTTCACCCATGTAGGCGACTGCGCCGACAAATTCAAATGGTTACGTACCGTGAACACTCGGTCAGTCCCGAGTTCACGAAATTCTTCGACAGGCGGCGTCACCTTATTGAACATCGTGTCCAGATGCTCGCGAATCGACTTCCATTGCGCAGGATCAGGCACCTGTCCGCGCGTCAACTCCACGAAGCCAGCCAACCAATATGCGAATTGCTCGGGCGTCATCACTTCCTCGCTTGGTGTAGGTGCGCGCTCACCGGCCTCGCCTGCGCGGAGAGTTCGCAGGGTTGACAGCAATCAGCCGGGAGCAGCGCGGGGGAATCATTTGCGTATGAGCGCGGCTCCGTATATGCCGGGACTCGGCAACAGTGCCAACTGCTGAGCAGCGCTCATGCGCGAAAGAGCCTCGTTTCGTGAGGCAGTCGGCCGTTGATCAGGCGGCACCGAACGAGATTGGCGATTGCGGGCAATACCCGCCCCTCGCGGATGACGCCTTGAACTAGCACATAACTGCAGCCCAGTATCACAAAGCGCCATGCGCGAAAGGCTGAGAGTGGCCGGCGCGCAGTCGGAATTCAACCGATCAAGCTAGCCTCCCTGTCGGCACGGTGGAAGCCTGCGCATTCACTCTCACGACTGTTGACTGGTAGGCTGCTACGTGCGATTTAACGGCGGCCCTCCTGGAAGGTTCTGTGCGCCGTACTCTTTACCCAAGCCAGTTCGGACCAATCAACATGCGTGAAAGTGTGTAGAGACCCGCTCGCGGCTCGGCATATCCGCCAGAGTCGGAGTTCTGGCGAGCCTTGAGCGGTCCCTTTGCTTGCGCGCAGATGCGGGGAGCATCGTGCGACGCTATTCCCACACAGGGAATTCTTTAGTGTGTCGTTCTGTTGCGCGCCATCACAGAGACAGCGCGGCCAATAATGTCGATCTCGTGCTGACCCTCTAGCCTCGCGGATATGGCCTCGACCGTATCGCGCCACTCGGATGGGTTTTCGAGCCCCTGCCGCTCGATCACACTGAGCGCGCAAGCCAGCGCATCGCACAGCGCCTGAATGTCCGCGTGCGGATCGGTGGCGCCGGCGCTCATACCGACTCCGGCGAAATCGTGTTAAGCATCGACGTGAACGCATACATTGCGTTGTAAGCCGCCGCGGCTTCGGTCTGCTGCGCGTTATCGGGATTCACCGGCTGCGCATGCGGGCGCATCTCAATGGTCGATACCTCGATCCCGGCATGCTCGATCATCACGCGGCGAGCAACGGCGATAGCTTCGGTCAGCTTCATTCCGCCTCCACGTAATCCTCAAGCTTTTCCAGCACGCAATCGAGCGCTTCGCACACGTCGATCATCGAATCTGTGACGAAAGCAGCCACGGCGAACACGCCTAACAGCGGCCAGCACATCACCCATGCAGCGAACTTCATGCGGCCTCCGTTAAACGTCTATCGATTCCGTGCCGGTATCCGTGCAATGTGCGCCAACGAACACAAAGCGCGCAACAGTATCC